AAAAGAACAATTAGTTACAAGATATGTAGATGATATTTGGGAAGCTACAAAAATTGGTGGTAAAATATTAGTAAGAGCTAGACGTAGACCAAATCAAGTTAGATCCGTAGATGATGCAGGTAGTACGCAACTTTCTTATGTAGGATGTGTACGAAACAATACAACAGGTAGAGCTGTATCTATGGTGGATCTACTTAAAAATATACAGATGCTTTACAATATTGTAATGTATCAAATAGAACTGGCTATGGCTAGATCTGGTGGTAAGGCTGTAGTATATGACGTATCTCAGCTACCAACAAATTTAGGTATGGATATGCAAACTGTACTTTATCATTTAAAAACAGATGGTATTATACCAATCAATTCTAAAGAAGAAGGTAATCAGTTAGCATCATTTAATCAATTCCAACAAATAGACTTTACATTATCTAACTCTGTACAGCAGCTTATCAATCTTAAAATGATGTTAGAGCAAACAGCTGGACAAATATCTGGCGTATCACCTCAACGTGAAGGTGCTGTTGGTCAATATGAATATGTAGGAAACGTACAGCGTAGTGTTGTGCAATCTGCTACTATTACTGAAAGTTGGTTCTATTCACATTCACAAGTTAAGAAAAGAGTATTTGAAAAAGTTTGTAATCTTATGAAAGTGTCTTGGGCTAATGGTAAAAAGTCATCATACATATTAGCTGATGGTGCGTATAAATTTTTATCTATTATGCCAGATGTTTCATTACAAGACTATGGTATATTTATTGGAGATTCTGGTAAAGATGATGCTATGCGTCAACAACTACAAGGTATTGCACAAGCTGCTTTACAAGGTGGCCAGGCTACATTACTTGATATTATAAAAGTAATAAAGGCGGATACTTTTACAGAAGCAGAACACATACTTGAACGTGCTATGGAAGAGATTAAGAAAGAACAAGCTGGACAGGCACAACAACAACAAGCTATGATGGAGGCACAACAAGCTGCATCACAAGCTGAGTTTGAAAGACAGGTACAACTTGAACAAATTAAAAACCAAGCTAAAGTTGAGGTTGCTAGAATACAATCAGAAACAGATCTTAAAATAGCAGATATGAAAGATGATTTAGCTAGAGAGACAACTGATGTTGCACATAATGTTAAGAATAAACAAATATTTTTAACAAAAAGAATGGAAACAGATGAAAAGAAAAATTTAAGTAAAGCACAAAAAGAATCTGAAGAAACATCTGTTAGTCCACAGCGAAAAGAAAGAGTGCAAAATATAATTAAAAAATCTTAGTATATTTGCAAATTAGGGAACAAATTATAAAATTATGTCAGAAGAACAAACAAACTTAGTTGAGGAAGCAGCATCTGCAGAATCAACAACACAAGAACAAGAAACAGTAGAAACAGCAGCAACTGAATCAACTGAAGAAGCAAAGTTTGATCCATTAGCTTTTGCTAGTGATCAAATGATGGAACAATTTCAAGGAAAGTATAATGAGGAAGCTGCAGAAAAAGTAGAAAATGCACAATCAGAAGAAACAGAAGAATCGACTGATGGATTTTCTTGGGACAGTATTGAAACTGAACAAAAAGAACAAGCTCAACAGGTCCAAGAAGATGAAGACTGGGATGTCGATCCTCAGCCCGAAGTTGCTAAAAAAACTGAAAGCGTACAGGAGACTGGAGAATTAGACTGGTCTAAGTTTGCAAAAGAACTTGGAATACAAGGAGCGAGCAAAGAAGATATTATAAAGGCGTTAAATTCACCATTTGTTGATCAGCCAAATAATGAAGCTATTAGTAGAATGAATCAATATCTAAATATGAATGATAGAGAATTGATTGGAGCTGAAATGAAAACAGATGGTATGGAAGACTTCGAAATAGAAGAAGCTATTGATAAAATGGAAGATTCTGGAGTTATGAAACGTGAAGCTTATAGAATAAGAAGACAGCTTAAACAAGCTATCGAGCAAGAAAAAACAAAATTCTATAAGCAAAAACAAGAAGAAGAAATGTCGGCTAAAGAAAAAGTCGCAAGAAATAAAAAAGAATTACAAGGTCACTTAAAAGGTTTAGATACTTTTATGGGTGGTCGTGTAACTAAAGGCCAAGCGCAAGAGGCCTATAAGTATATTACGTCAGGTAAAATGGCTGAGGATATTTGGAACTCTCACGACAATGCTTCGGAGGTTGCTATGTTTATGCTATTTAAAGACAAATTTGCTAAAATTTTGCGTAATCAAGGTTTGGAAGATGGTAAAGCATCGATACTGAATGATATTACCTCACCAAGTCTTAGCAGCAAGTCAAGACCTAAAACTTCTGTAAAGAAAAGTGGATTTGATCCTGCTGCATTTATGAGAGAGTAGCTTTACAAATACAATAGGGCGATGCCCAAAGTTACGTGAAAATACTCTGGATAATAAAATAGTGTTTAATATTTAAAATTTAGAAAAAATGGCTAAGGTTTATACTGGAACTTATGGTTCTGGAACAACTCCTGAGAATGCTTTGAACACAGCACTATTGCAATACCCAGAGATTGCAAAAACGTTGATTCAACAGTATCCTCGTTATTCAGCGACTTACCTTATGGAAAGAACAGGTCGCTTTGCACAAGAAAAAGTCCTAGGTGATAACTCTTTCGAATGGAAGGTTATGGGACGTTATAACGCTCCAACACTTTCAGCTGGTTGGATTTCTACAGATGGTGTAACATTCGTAGGATCTACTGCTAATAGTGGTGCTTCAACTGCTTCAGGTACTGCGGTAGCTGCTGCTGATGCTGACGGAGACGTTATCTATTTAAGAGGTGATGGTGACACTTCAGGTCGTACACCAAATTTCTTAAACAAATTTGATATGGTTAGATTCCAATCTGGTGCTGTTGGTCTTGTATTAGAAGATCCAACTGCTTCAGCTGCACAATCTACTGCTAATGGTGGTATTACTGTAACATCTGCATCTTTTGATATTAAAATCGAAATGATTGATGGTACTGCTAATCCATTACAATTAACAGATATTCATGCAGATGCAATTTTTGCATCAATTGGTTCTGCCTTCCCTAACGGATCTAATGGATCTGATGTAGGTGAAAATTATGTATATCCTTCTACTTACAAAAATTACCTTACGACTTCTCGTAAGAAAATTTCTGTATCTGGAAAAGATATTACAGATATTATGTGGATTGAAAACAATGGACATCGTCTTTGGTATTTTACTAAAGAACAAATGATGATGGATGAGTTTATGTATCAGCAAGAATTACAAAGATGGTATGGACGTAAGTCTATTACTAATGAGTCTTCTTCTGTAGCTCGTCCAAGTGCATTGACTTCTAGTCTTAGCGGAACTTCAGGAAGCATGGCTACTTCAGTTATTACTGGAGATGGTTTATTAGCTCAAATTGACTCTTCTAACCAAGCTACTTATACTTTAGGTGCTTTAACTGAAGACATTATTACTGAGTTTTTAGCTAAGTTATCTTTAAATACTACACAAGCTGAAGGAAATGAGTTTGTTGTATTTACTGGTACTGAAGGTCGTTTAGCATTCCACAAAGCAATGAAAGAATTAGTGATCGCTCCATCTGGATCGTTTACTGGTGGATCTATGGTAGGTGTAAATGGTGATGTTCAGCTTGGTGCTAACTTTACTTCTTACATGGCTATGGGTAATAAAATTACTATTGCTTACTGTCCTGTATTTGATGATGCGAATTTACATTCAACTGCATCAGGTACAAATGCTTTTGGTGACAACAGATTAAAAGAGTCTGCAAAAATGGTATTTCTTGATTTCGGTAGAACAAGTGGTGTTTCTAACATCGAGCTTGTTACTAAAGGAGCTGAAGGAACAAACCGTTCATTTATCAAGAAGTATGTAGCTGGTATGATTAATCCTTACGATCAATCATCTATGATGGCTGCAAATGCTGATGATAAGTTTGAAGCTCACGTTTTATCTGAGTCTGGAATTATAGTTCGTAACCCGTTATCTTGTGGAATCCTTTCCGCAGCATAACACAATACTTTAATATTATGGCAAGAGAAAAATTCTTATTTTTTAACAATGCATCTGATGATGCTATAGCAGTTAAATCGAACAATATTAATGGTATTGATCAAACTGGTGACGGAGCTATTTTAGTTACTGCTATTGGTGGTAATGGTGGTTCTGATGTTGCTTATACTGTAGCTCTTAATGTAACTAGTGGTAAAGAAAAAGATGTAATGAGAGAGTTAGCAAAAATTATTGTACAAGGCCAAGAGGCTTTTTACGTAATTGCTGATGACGATGCATCTGATTTTATTAACAATGTTACAAGTTGTGGCGCTATAACAGAAGCTGCTTAATAACTGAATTTAACGATTAGAGAGGGGTGAAGTACAGAGTAACCCTTCAATAATCACTTAACTGGTATTAACGGAAGAGAAGCTTAAACGGTAATACCTTAATTATTAATATTTAAAATAAATAGAAATGGCTTTGAAATTTGATTTTAGTAAGTTAAGAACTGCAGTTGCAGGTTTCTTAACAGGAACAGACACAGCTGGTGGCTCTTTAGCTGCTGGTGAAGAAGCAGTTTTTGTTCCAAAATTACGATATGCTAAAATAGTAGAAAACGTAACTGCTGCTGTATCTTTAACTAATGAAGATAGTGGTAAAGTTTTTATGTTAGATTCTGCTGGTGGTGCTTATCAAATTACATTACCTGTAGCTGCTAGTTTAGAAGCTGGATGGAATTGTAAATTCATTGTTAAAGAAGATACTCCAACAAATGATATTACTATCGCTGCTGGAAGTGCTATTCTTGACGGAGTTAACGATGACGGACAAGGTAACGTAGCAAATTCAACTGCTGGTACTGCTGTATCAAACATTATTGTTGAGGCAGCATCTAAGCAAGGTGATTTTGTAGATTTATTTACAGATGGAACTAGTTACTATTTCCATGCTGTTGGATCTGTAGATCAAGCGTTTACTACATCGTAATAACAATTTGAGTAACGGAAGGGCTTGTCCCTTCCATTATTCTTATATTTGCAATATGAATTTAGTTCAGTATTTAAAAAGTTTAGATCCCGAAGGATTTAAAAAAAAGGTTAGGGAGGAAAAACAAAGTAAAAAAGAAAGATTCTTTATTGGAGGACAAAGTGGCTTCAAATGGAATACACACTCTGGCAATAAAACATGGATAGAAAATGGTAAGATTGTCAAAGAAAAAAAGGGTAAGAAATTACCACCAAAGTAGGGAGTATTAATTTAATAACTATAAAAATGAAACACACAGTTTTAATAAAAGCAAAAAACCCAGGTAAGTTTAACTATTGTAAGTTTTCTACTTATACTGGTCGTGGAGGTTCTAAGATCTCATTAAAAACATTAGACGGAGAAGTATCTACAGGATATGAAATGTTTAGTGCTATCGTAGCATTAGACTTAAATGATGAGTATGATAAAAGAGTATTTGATTTTCTTAAAGATCATCCATTAGTAAAAGGGGGTAATTTTGTCTTAGAAGATTTATCAGCTAATGAAAGAAACGCAGCTGAAATGTCTTTAGCAAAAGCAGATGCTGTAACTGCAGCAGCTACATTAAGCAAAAAAGAAATAGAAGATTTATGTCACTTAATTGGATTGCATGGTGATTGGGATGATAATATACGTAAAGCTAAAATCATTGGATATGCTAGCGACAACCCAAATAGATTTCTAGATGCGTTAGATGATAAGGATGCACCAATAAAAATATTTATTAGAAAATGTTTATCTAAAGATATTTTTGCAAGAGTAAATGGAGTGTATAAGTATGGTACAGCAACTATTGGCTTAACAGAAGATCAAGCTGTATTATGGGTAAAAGATAACGCTGATATACACGCATTACTTAAAAATCAATTACGAGGCAATGTGGTAGAAGAAGTGGTAGAAGAAATTGTTGAACCAGAAAAAGAAAGTAAATAATGAATTTACAAGAAGCTCATGATTTAATGGATTTGCTATTAGATAAAGCAGATCAACCATATTTTACAGAAGATGAAAAAAATATGTTTTTAGATCAAGCTATAGCTTCTTACATAAATAATCATTATCAACTTTATGAACAGGAGCAAGTTTCTAGAGATGCATTAGCTTCTTTTTTGTATTATGAAGAAATGAATAACGCAAATACTGATTGGGAATCTGGTGTAATTCGTTTACCAAGTGATTATGTTCATATTATACAAGTAAGTCTAGCGTATAATACAACAAATTTTAGTGAAGGTAAGCAAGCAAAAATAATAGGTCTTAAAGATTTCTATGAAAGAACATATAGCTCTGATCCTTTTAATAAAGCCACAAAAGAACATCCTATTGCTTATGTAAGACAAGCAGGAGGTGGAACATCTATATATGTAGGTTATTTTCCACAAATACCAGCAATTAATAGTACTGCTACAAATCCAGGAAAGTGGCGATTTAATTGTTTAGTTTTTAAGGGTTATGAATATTGTTTTGCAACTGATCAAGATGAAGCATTAAAAGAAATATATCAAAGAGAAGTAATTGATATAGCAATAAGAAAAATGACAGGAAATATTGAGGGAGCTAATGTAGAGTTTCAACAAATTGAAGCAGAGCAAAGCAAATCGATATAAAGAGCTTTTTGCTCCCTGCGCAATAATAGGCTGTATCATCTTGGGGTGTGAGGCCTATTGTTGTTTAATAGAAGATTTTAGATTACTTTTGTAGTATGGCTACATTAAATGAAATAGTATATAATATTAAAAGTATTGCCAATGGCGGTAATAGCAATACTGAACAAGATTTAAGTTCAAGGCAAGTAAAATTTTGGGTACACTATCATAGAGCAAAGCTGTTAAGACAATTAGCAGCAAGCGGTAGACAGTTGCCTAGTATATGTTTTCAAAATTTTAATCCTAGACAAAGCATGGATCTTTTTATGCAAAATACTAATTGGGAAACATATGTAGTCGCAAACACAGCAAGTTCATCAGAACTTTTAGTTTTATCTGATAGAACTATATCTTTATCTAACTATACAGGTTCTGTAACTTTTAATGAAGATTTTTATGGCAGAGATTTTTATAACTTTGATGTATATGAAGATAATGATGAATATGGTAGACTTGTAATAAAATATCCACAGCTTTTAAATATCAATAATAATTTTGGTTTTAAAGAATTATATTTAAAATATGGACAATATAGTAATAATCAAAATCATGCACCTATAGGAGTTCCTGTTGTTTCAAAAGATGAAGTAATAAACAAAAAATTTAATCGATTTAGTAATGCAGTGTCACCAGCAGCATATACAGATATGTATTCAAATCCAACTGGACAGATTTTGATTATACAACAGCTTAGAAGTGTTTTTAGAGAGTCTGTTGGTAGTTATACAGATCCAATACAATATAGAGTATACGCTAATGTGTGTTTACAAAACCCAACAGAGTTACCTAATTGGACTGATGACGATATATATCCAATACCACAATATTTAGTACAGGATCTAACACAAAGTGTATTACAAGAGCTACAAGCACAATTAGCAGTGCCAAACGATAGAATATCAGATAATGCAGACACAGCAAAACTTGTACAGCAAAAAGTACAAAGATAAATATGATACAGCAAGAGATATTTATAATAATATAAAAAATCTTGTTAGTATAAAGGGACAATGGTTAAGGGGACAAAAAAAATATAGAACAAAGAAATTAGATTATAAAACCTATTATGCGGTTATATCTAGGTTTTTTGAAATATTGATAAGAGATGTCGTTTTAAGAAATGAGTTAATTCATTTACCATGTGATCTTGGATATGTATACTTAGATAAAAAAGAACACAAAAGAGCATTTCATTATCGAGTAGATATAAATGAATCTAATAAAAAAGGCAAACTTGTAAAATATAAAGTTCCTATATTAGATGATTATTACTATAAAATAGTTTGGAAAAGACCAAAAAAATATAGTAAATGTAAAATTATGCCATTAGGCAATTTTAAAAAAGAAATTAATAAATTAAAAACAACATAAAATGGCAGATACTGATATTAACGCAGCCTCGCTCACAGTAACAATTACCGAAGCTTTGGGTGTTGGGCATGATGTAACAGCAGACATAAGAGATTTTGCACAAACAATGACGCATACATTTACTTCTATTGCTAATGTATCAAAAAGAGTTATGAAGTTAGAGAATACTAATTTAACAGAAGTAGCTACTTTTGGATCAGGAGAATCAGTAGGAACTTTTAAAAGAGCTTCTGTAAAATATATACGAGTAACTAATTTAGATGGTACCTC